TAACCACCAAACATTTGAGAAGGCATTTGTGGGGGCATAGGTGAAGGCATAAATGGACCTGGCATTGTAGGCCCACCCGGAAACCCCGGAGCAACAATAGGACCAGATTGCTGTTGTCTCATCATATCCCATTGTTGGACTTGAGGGATTTGAGGCATTTGTGGTCTCTGCGCTACGTCATCACCTTCGTCTTGCGGTTGCCTTTGTTGAGACTTCATTTTTTCAAAAAACTCTTTAAGAGTTTTCCATGTTGAACCTGACTCACCAGAGTCAGGTTGTTGAGATTCTTGAGAACCCTTTCTTGATTCAATAAGTTTTTTTAATCTTTCGCCTTCTTCTAAGTAACCTTCTCCTACCTTATCGCCTGATTTGTATTTATTATATCCAGCTAGATCATAATCCTTTTCCAATTGAGATACAGGAGCTATAGCTTCATATCGGGCTTTTAATTGCTGGTATCGCTCGGGAAGCGGGCTGTTTCTTCTCGAAGGGTCCCAAGTACTTCTATTTGCAAAACGAATATTATTCATTTCTTCGTCTATTTCTTCCCAAGTCATTTCAGAAATGTCTCGGTCAGTTGAGCCATCCATATCGCCTTTAAGAAAATACTCAAACCGTTCATCATCATATTTTTTATAATCTGTTTGTTGAGGACTAGTCTGAGTTTGCTGGGCTGGGGCTGTAGAACCACCCTGAGTAGCTTGCTTGATTATTTCCTGAATATTTACATTTGCTCCAGGTATTACACTAGACAAATTAATATTAGGAATGCTGGCTCTTCCTTTTTCTTGAGGACCAACTTTCATTAAATCTTCGCTGCTAATCTTTGGACGAGCAGCTATTTTTACGGGAGAAGGTCGAGGTCTAACTTTAAGTTGTCGTTGACGAGGCCCACCCATATCCTCCATCCCCCTCATAACAGCCGCCTTGGGAGCCTTGGGTCTAGATTTAGGCTTAGGCTTAGGTTTAGTCTTTTTTGACTGAGTTGGAGGGCGTTTGTATTGAGCAACAAGTTCCTCAATATCAACATCTTCTACTCCAGGAATACGAAGACCGCCTATACCAAGATTACCAATAGCCATTTAGAATATTCCTTCAAACTTAGTACCGCGTAATGCTGCACCGCCACCTCTAGACTTACCCGCGCCATAAGGCTTAGGTGCGCCCGGAGTAGCAATATCCTGTGGGCCTTCATAAGGCACAGTGCCTTGATCTTTCACACTGAACTTATCCACAGATACTTTAGGATCTGGGAAAGAAGTCTGACGCTTAATACCGCTCATAGTATTCTCCTTTTAGTTAAGTAGCCTTTTTAGGGGCTTTCTTAGCTTTTGCTTTAGCCTTGGCTTTTTTCTTAGCTGGCTTCTTTTCCTCCGCCGCTTGCTCAGGGACGGGGGTTGCTTCCACTTCTTCAATTAGCTTGTCAATTTTTTCACCAGCCAATCGAAACTCTTCTTCACGCTTGTTGGCTGCTTTTTGTTCAGCCGCTCGCTTTTCTCTTACACTGCTCATCATCTTCTCCCAAAAAAGGTGTCAGTCATATCCTTCATGGATTTGTTTGCCATATCAGCCATTTTAAACTCACGTTGCTGCTCCAGACGTTCTTGAGTTCGCTTGTCCTTCATACCAGCAATGTCTTCAGCCGAATCAATTTTCTCTTCAGTTAAACGACTTTGCTCTCTTAACCGCTCTCTATCTAGCGCGATACGCTTGTCTGCGTCTTCTGCCTTACGCTCCACATCTTCAGCCTTGATGGCTAACTCTTCACGGCGTAATGCAACTAATGGATCTTCGGGCTCTTGAGGCGCAAAGCTTGGAGCAATCTGCTCAATTAGTTGAGCGCATATCTCAGCAATTTTGCTATCAACTAAATTCTTCATTTGCATTTCCATTTGCTGCAACTGAGGATTCATAGGAGGAGCCATTCCGGGCTGCATAGGCATGCCACCCATAGGCATCTGCTGAACCTGCTGCATTTGCTGTTGCATCTGCATAACCTCTGGATCTTGCATTGCCATTTGCTGTGCCTTCATACCAATGTGTGCATAAATGTGGCTCTGAATGATCGATTGGACTTGAGGGTTCATCTGAGCCAATGCAGTTCCATAGAGCGACAAATGCGAAGCAATGTGCGCGTCATGATTCTGCTCAGGAAACGGCTGGTAAGGCTGTCCCGTTACAAACATGCCGTTCTCCTCCGCACAGCCAAGAGGGGCCGGTGGGGGCGGAGGAGGAGGCAATATTTGCTCGACCTGCTGTATTCCCATGGCCTCATACATACGCTTGTATGCTTCATAAATTCCCATGGGGCCATGAATTTCTGGCGCTGCCTGAACCATTTGCAACATCTCTTGAGCCATCATTACACGTTGGCTCATCGAGAAAATATTAGGATCAGATACCGGGATAATGTCTATGCGATCGTCAAAGTCAGATTGCTTAACTGACTGATCACCATTGGCTGTCATGTACGGATAAACCGGCGGCATGTAAGTCTTGAATATCTGCGCTAGTAATCCGAACTCAATACGCTGTGAATAATGCAATCGCTTATGGATTGCACTCATGACACGGCTACCGCGTTCCAGTAACGCAACAGTCGTACCTACAGGAGCGGCCTGATTACCATCTCCTATCTGCATATCACCAATGGAAGCGAAACGCTGGCCTGATTCAACCAGCATTCCCAATAAATTCAATAACGTGCCGCTTGGCTCCTTAAACGGAAGCGGCATCAGGGCATCACGCAATGACCCTCCGGGGGCATCCATGTCCCTAAATTCACCAGGCTGGATTGGGGTATCATTATCTTTGATACGAATGCCGCGAGCTTTAAATCCGGCGGGGAGATTGGATAGGGTTCCCGCGTCAATCAACTGTCTTAGTATGGAGGTCGCACCACGCGACAGTCCACCAATCATATGGGTCAGGCCGAAGCCATAAAAACCCACGCCTGGTAAAAACTTGTAATGAACAAAATAATCCACACGCTTACGCATGGGATCATTGGGTTCGTAATTCCTACGAATCGAAAGAATAGAAGAGTCTCTAGGAGATAACGTGACAATGTAAGGAAGTTTAATTCCAGTCAGTTCGCCATTTTGGTCAACATCCTCGTAGCCCGGAATGTCCAACTCAACATGCATCTCATAGATTTCACAGTCATCGTTGCTGCCATAAGAAGGCTTAACACCTTGCAGCTCATCCAGTTCTTCCTGAATACCATCCTGATTATGCAGATTGTCAGAAATGTTCGACATGGGGGTCTTTCGATAAAACCCCGATTGCTGCATTTTTCTTACATCATTGACCGACATATCAATGACATGGGTAATTCTGTTTGCGCTTTCCAGACTGGATGCGCCATAAGACACGACCAGCTTCTCGGAAGGGATGAAACGAGACACTGCTCTGTTTAGAGTCTGGTCAAAGTGAACCTTTCTAAACGCACTACCCGATAAAGGTAAATAGAACAGTAGCTGGTCGGTCTCAGGGTCATACTCTTTCATCACCTGAGTGATCTGGTAGTTCATGTACTCCTGTACACGCGCTGCCTGTAAATCGGTTCCGGGGGTGGCGAAGCCAACAGTCTGAGCCCTAACTGGGCCACCAGATGGTAACATCTCTTTGTAAGCCTGCGCCTGAAACTGAGTCACTGATTCAGCAAGTAAGGGGTGGATTACACCTGACGCACCCTCAAAAGGTTCAGATCGATCCTCAAACTTCATACCAAGGTATTCAAGACCTTCCCGATACTGCTGCTCCCATTCCTTTCGAGAAGATTTATCCGACTGGAAATCAGCCATGGCAGAATTGTAAATACGACCTAACTCAGCCTCGTCAATTGTTTCTGCTAGGTTGGCATAGAAATCTTCGCCCGGAGCCATCTGCTCCATTGGAGGAGCGCCGATCAGCATAGTGCCATCCTCCAAGGTCTCTATAGTTTCATCCTCAAGACCATCAAACATTGAGGTAATTTCTTCACCCTCAACAGTGACTTCAAGCTCTTTGGTGTTGTCTTGAATGTCTAGGACTTCTTTATCAATGTCATCTACACCGCGTTCAACTGCCATAGCTTACTCTTTGTCTGCGTATAGGTTGTCAAATATTCTATTGACATCCAAAGTATAATCCAAGTCTGATTTGCTGTAATGAATATGTTGGGAGGGTTTAAAATCAGGCGCACCTTTCCCAGTCTCAAACCAAGCTGGATGGGTCACTCTAACACGATTATTTGGTAAAGCTACAATATTTCCAGTCCACGGACCTGCGTCCAACAGCTCCATTACATGCGATTGTTTGTGTTGAGCGGGGTCATCTGCGATCTCATTCTCAGCATAATCTACCGTAAAGAGATATTTGGCTGGGTACATTTCGCCATCGATCTTGGCCAACCAAGGACACGGCGTGGCTCGATCA